TTAAATTTACCCTTTCATTATCTGTGTACTGTGCTTTAACCACAAACCAATCACCGAGGTAGCGTAACCAAAAATTTTGCTCAGTAAACTTTTCACCACGATTACGTATAAAAGAATAATTAAACAAATACTCCCAGCCATTAGCATTACCAATAGTGACGTTATCTGCAGTGTTTCTTTCAGTACCTGTATACCACGTCTGTCTTTTCGTTTCATAATCAAATCTTGCTATTTTACGCAGACCTAACGTTAAGTTATAGTCATACTCATTAATTTTAGTTATGTCTTCATAACCTTTCATAACTGCTCTATAGTTTTCTCTTTCAACAAACGATGTATTCATAGACATCGATGTATAGAAAGTTGAAAATTTAAAGAAGTCTTTTATTTGTGCCGTACTTATAGTACTTATTAGCAAAAATAATAATAATAAATGTTTCATTTTATATATCTAAATCGTTACTTTCTAATAATGTATAAGTAAAGCTATTACCCCACTTATCTCTAGCAACTCTACATATATCCATAAACTCATGCCAATCATCATTAGCTGCTATTACTTGGCAACCAGCAGACCATTTATCTACCTTAGTAGATTTTTTACCGCCCCACTTAGTTGCTCTATGTATATTAATTCCAAATAAACCCGTTTGTGTATTGTCATCACTTAAATCAAACTTACCGTCTCTATTAGCATCACGGTAAACTGTAACTGGTCTACATTGACCTAGTGCTTCATACCTACCTTGATGTAATCTAATTTTATGTGAGCCAGGAAACTGTCCTTCCTTCAAGACGGCCACACCTTCCTTTCTCATTATATTCTCCACCCAATACTTACCGGGGTCTGTAGTACAATCGTAACAATAAAATTCCCATTGATCATCACATTTAAATGATAAAGTAATTTTATCGTCAAACTTATTTGTTACTTCATTTCCAGTATCAGAGTTTCTAATACCTACTATATTAAGGTTATAATCACCATTTTCAAACCATCTATAACCTTTACATTTTACTGCTTTTTCTATTATGTCTTTATTTAATTCCATTATTTTATTATTGTTGTTATGTTAGGCGAAGTTCCCGCCGTTGTTATTCTTAAATTAAAAATGCTGCTATCAAAAGAAACATTGTCTGTTAATACTAAAGTTGATTTAACTGGTATTTCTATTTCTTTTATTAAAGTATAAGTATTCGTACCATCATTTAAATCAACAGTTATAGTAACAGCATTAGAAGTATTTACATTAGCTATTAATATTTTTCTAATATTACCACTAACTCCACTAGCTTTAGTTATTACTGTAGTAGTTGCTGCTCCTGTTATATTTTTATATATAGCTGCCATTACGATAAAGTTAGTGTTATTGACTTAGATACATCACCACTACCAAAGTCTTTAACAACAGTCATTACTATAGAATATCTACCTCTATTTTCTATCATATCACCAAAAGATACAGTAGTACCAGCTGGCACAGCGATAAGGTTGTCTCTTTCTTTGCTAACAACCTTACCGTCTTTTAAATCATTTCTATGTTTTATTTGATCGCTGTTTATAAATTTCATTATATCTCAAATCCAAAATTTAAAATCATAAATCTAAATCTAGGGCATGTTCCTTTGTTATCACACTTTGCGCAAGGACAAAACATAAGCTCAAATATAGTCCATGTTCCTAGTCTAAACGTTAATTCGTATATTTCTTTTTTATTTCCTGCTTTCCAAGAATTAATCCAGTTTATCATATTTTTTTGTTTTTGTTATACTATAATATTATTACACGTTTATTGGTGAGCATAACACTTTTTGTTTTTATTCTCTGTTTTATTCTTACACCTTTGGCCGTTAGATTTAATAGCTGTACATCTATATTCTTTTATACCATCGCCATCTCTATCCATGCCGTCTTTAAATTCAGCGTGATGAACACACAGAAAAGTTTTAGCTGTTGTTTCAGTAGTCATCTTACATCTAGTACCATTAGATCTTATTCCAGAACATCTAACCGTCTTAATACCTTTTTTCTTTTTTTCTTCTTCTTCTTTTTTCTTTTCTTCTATCTTTTCAATTTTTTTCTTTTCTTTTTTAGTTTCTTTAGCTTCTTCTCTAGCTTCTTCTACTTCTTCATCTTTTAGCCCTAAGTCCCATCTATTCCAACCCATTAGCATAGCAGCTTTTTGCCATAATAAATGATCACCAGTTATTGCTTCTTCTATATTATTAGCTTTATTCATTATTCTTGCTAAAGGTATATTTGTTACAGCTTCAATTAAAGTTGCATAACCTTTTAATCTAGGATTATCAACTCTTATTCCCATTTTTATATCTTCATTATATTTATCTGAATAATAAGCTGATGCTATTTTTCTTGCTTTAGCGCCTATAGGTGGTGATATGCTAATAGCTTCTAGTATTATTTTTTCTACCTTTTCTCTACCAAACTTGGCTTGTTTTTGATAACTCCATTGTATCATTGTATTTTTTATAGTTGATATAATAGCTCCATATATACCAGTACCACGCAAGAAAGAGTCTAAAGCTTGGTTAGCGGCTCTTTCAGTTCTTGCTGTTATTTCTTCTTCATCATCACCCCACATTATCATAGCTAAAGCAGACTGTAATGACGCAAATATAATATTCTGAACTACACCATAATATATTATTTTAGAAACATTAGTTTTAAAATCACCTCTTCCATTTTTTAAATCACTTAAGGCTTTCTTAGTTAACCTACCCATTTGCATTGTAACGTTTTGAAACGCTAATATCATACGACCTAGTACACTAGCTTGTTGTTGTGATATTAAATCTTCTCTTGATGACTGCTGAGTTTCTTCAGCAATTTCTTGAAAGTCTAACATTGCCTGCTCATTAGCTTGAGCGCTTGTCATACCTTCTTTTATATATTTTTTAAATCTGTTTCTATAAAAACTAGCGCCACCTAAAGCTATAGCAAAGCTATCTGCTATTTGTGTAGGAGTAAAACCTATTTGTAATAAATATCTAATTACAGCTTGTCCTTTTTGAAAAGAAGAATTACCACCTTCTTTAAATGTTCTTTGTAATTCTGATGCAGACACATCAGTTGCTAAACCAGCTCTTCTTTGTTTTAACATCGGTGAATTAAATAGCATAGCAAAGTCTTTCCAAAATTGCGGCTGATTAGCAAATGCTCCAGCGGCTTTAAATATATTATTATCTGACCAATTTATAAAATTGACTGTAGATATAGTTTGAAGTAAAGCAGATCTCATATTAAAGAACATGATAGCTCCAACAGAACCGTTTATCCAGTCCATCCATTTATTAACTAATTTATCTTTGCTAACTGTTCTATTACCACCGTTCTCCATACGATATAATATATTCTCTAAAGCATCAGCAAAATTATCACCATATGTAGCTCTAATTTTATTTAAATTGTCTTTGCTAAATATTATATCTTTATTGTTTATCCAATTTTGTATAAATTGTCTTCTACCTATTTTTCCAGTAAGATTATTCATGTCTGCTGGTATTGAGCCTACATACCAATTATTAGTTGGCTCAGGATAACCTTCTTTTACCCTTGTTATTTTTGACAAGCCATCTGCGTAAGCTTGCAATGACGGATTTGATTCAACGTGTTTTATTAGTTTTCTTTTTTGAGCTTCTGAAATACCAGGTATACTATGCCCAGCTTTGTCATATAAATAAACTCTTATAGCGTTGTCAACTGTAAATACACTACCAGGAACTTTTTCATTTAAACTTTTTACAACATCTTTAAATTTTTTATTTAAAGCCTTGTACTCTACTACCATGTTTTGCTTATAAGCGTTCCATGACCTTATACCTTTAGCAAATGGATCAAGAAGTTTTTCTTTAAAAAACTTTAAATCTAAATCACCTTGCTTTCCTTTACCAACAAAGTAATATAATAAACCTTTAAAGTCTTCTGCTGATGGTGGTATGTATAAGCTTTTTATAAATCTAGCTATGTTACCTTCGCTACCTCTTTTTCTAGCTTCAGCTTCTGTAAATATTTTAGCTGAATCAACTTTTTTCTTACGCTCAATCATATCATTAAACTCTTTATCAATAGGATCTCTTCTATTAGGATCGTTGATATCTGGTTCAATAATCTTACTTTCCATGCTCTCGCTATCTGTTTCAACTATTCTGTTTGTTTGATCTAGCTTAGCTTGTACAACATCTGATTTAATGTCTAATTGGTTTAACACTTCTTTTACAGCTTCAACATTTTGTAAAGCATCATCAGCAAAATACATATCATTATATCCTTCTGCAAATTTACCTAACATCCATTGAGCTTTAGCATCACCCGTGCTATTAGCTAATCCAGTTATATTTTCTATAGGTATATCTAAACCTTGTGATTTTAAAAACTGTTGTATTGCTTCAGCTGACTTTTGTGTTCTAGCTGTTAAAACAAATATATCTTTAGTCCCGTATTTTTTAGCTCTTTCCAACGCTTTACCAAGCAACGGTCCTGGTCTACCTTCAACTACTTGATCAAACTCAGTAAAGTCAAACTCAGCACCCTGTTCTAATAAAGCGTCGCCTTGCTCAGCAAACTCAGTAGCATCTATTCTAAGCTTTTCATAACTAGTTGTAAACGCGTTCATTTTAGAAACTAGCTCAATAGGCATAGGGTCGTTAACGGTTAAGTTATCAGTGCTAACTTCCATAAAGTTATCGCCAAACATTTCTTTAAAACCTTGCTTATTGTTTTGTACTGATTCATGATTACGCTTAACTATACTATCTAGTAAAGTTCTTTCTTTTCTTTTCCTATTACGATCTAATGCAGTCTCTAAAGAGGTCTCTACAAACAACATACTAACATCGTAACCTTTATCTTGAAACTCTTTTACTAGTTTTTGCATTTGTTTCATTGAGCCACCAGTTCCATCAATAATAACGCCGTTACCATTACCTTGATATTTCATCATTTTACGCCTAGCTATTTTTCTAGACTCAGCGCCTAGCTTGCCAAGTGTGCTACGTTGTTCTTTAGTTAAGTCTTTCATATCAGCTGGTAAACCTGAGTTTTTCTTTAACCACTCTAACGATATATCAGAGTTTACTATTTTAAAACCTTGTCCTTGTAATTTTAATTTTTTAACAACGTTTGATTTACCACTACCAGCACCACCAGCTAAAAATACAACTTTACGATTAGGTTTAGGATCACCATCTAAATTAGGTACTTTGACTAAAACCCCTGATTTAGTTATACCTAATGTGTCATCAAAATCAAACACAGATAAACCTTGTACTTTAGGTGTCTTTTTACTAGACATCATTTCACTAGACTCACGCTCAAGCCTTTGTTGCTCTATTTCGTTTTCAATTTTTATTTTATCTTTTTGTAATCCTTGATAATAAGATTTAACGTTTTCAGGAACTAATCTATCAAACTCAGATTTAGCTTGTTCTGTTGTTATTTCTCCAGTTAAAACTAGATTTATTAATTCATTTTGAATCGCATTTATTTCAGGTGAAGTTTCACCTTTCATGCCTACACCAAATACTTCAGTAAAAGTTTTACCTTTGTGCTTGCCTGCTAATACAACATATTTATTAAGATTTATATGATAAGTATCTCCTACTTCTACGCCTAAAGCAGTTGCTGCTTCTTTGCTTTTAATTTTATGAGGGCTAGAATACCTAATTAAAAATGCAAAATCTTTTAAATCGCTAGGAAATGTACCGCTTTGCAACATAGGTATTATAGAATTATAAAAAGCTGCAGGCATATCTGATCCGTAGTTTTGACCTACAGCTATATCATCTAATTTAGCTAAACCACCTTGTTTAAAATAGGACTCTATTAATGGGGCTACTTGGTCGACTGCTCCAGCTTTAGCTGCGTTAAATAAAACGTTAGCAACTAATTTCTTTTGAGGTGTAGCGTGTTCTTCTACAACTTCAGTTATATAATCAATTTTACCGGTAATTGGATTTATTAATACAAAGTAAGTTGGCGCTGCAATCCTAGTAGCACCACTAGCAGTATTGTTAATTGTATCAGATATCATTAAAGCTAAAAAATCATGATACTCAGGGTTGCCATTAACAGGGTCTAATAGTCTTTCAAATACTTTAAATGTTTCTATTAAAGCAGGTATTTTACGTTTATAATCGCTTTCTTTGTAATTATCAATAACTTGTTTATCTTGCACAGGAATAGAGCTACCTTTTGGTTTATCTGTATATTTAATTCTATCAACAAATAAAGGTGGTCCGTATTTAGCTTCATTATATTTACCATTTTTATCTAAAGTAGGATCTGGTCCATACTCTTTTATAAAATGTGCTCTAGTCATTAAACTTTGGCGTTTAACGCTACCAGTCATGTTAGTAAATAAAACTTGCCAAGCCCTAGGGTCTATTTCTAAAATTTTTTTAATTACTTTTTTTAAGTATTCGCCTGTTGTTATATTAGTCTTTTTGCCATTAACATCTATATATGGTGCGTCAAGATCTATCATTTTAAAACCTTTATATGCACCTTTCTTATCTTGCTTTGCAAACTGGCCGAGCTTCACAACATTACCAGAGTCATCAATTACGTTACCTATAACGCCTACAATATAAGGGATATTTAAATGTTTCTTTTGATCTTGTTTTTGTAAATTAGTTAATTTTTGAAATAAGTTACCACCTTCTATATTACCCTCGTTGTTATTTAATTTCTCACTAAACATAGACTCTGACATGCCATCTCTAATACGAGCAATATCAGACTCAGCAGCAATACTATTATTAACCGCATTTATTCTTATTTGTTGATTAGCTGTTAGTGCAGATAATTGTACTACTAATTCTCTTATAGCACCATCAGCCTTTCTGCCTGGCTGCAAAGTGCCATCTTGATTTATACCAAACAGGTTTAAAAACTCTGCTTTAGTTATATTAGTTCTTTTTGTTTGTGTAGCTAAACCAGCAGCTGTAGCACCAGCTCTCATTTTAGCTCTTTGACCTTTAGTATAAAACTCTCCAAGCTTTGTATTAGCTATACCAGTTGATCTACCGCTTCTGTCTTGACCTTCAGGCAACATGTCAACAAAATCTTTATTAAGAGTTCCATCTTCGTTTACAGCTTTGTTAAATATGTATTGTTGTGCAGCTACTCTTTGCTCCGAGCTCAAATCTTGTTTAGCTAATATTCTTAATGGATCAATACCAAACTCTGCAGCTATTGCATTTAATACTCCAAATAATGGTCCTGTTGGTGTAGCTTTCTTTTCTGTTGTAGCTTTTGTTTCTGTAGATATTAATAAATCACGTATACCTTTATATGATAATCCTTTTAAATCAACATCTGCTGCATTTACGGTTTCTATTATAGATTGTCTAACATCATTTGGCAAGTTAAGTATTTCCATTGCCATTTTTAAATCTTGTATAGTATTTTTTAAATCACGCTTTCTAGTTGGCGTCATATCAACATTATCTATCTGATCCATCAAAGCATCTTTATCTGCTTTTATAACATCAGCTATAGTACCAGCTTCACCTATTTGTTTATCTATAGAAACATCTTGCGCTCTACCTTCTCTAGTATATTGTTTCATTACATCACCTTTAGCTCTGTATATAATAGACCTACCAGCACCACCAGAAATACCTGTTAACCAACCAAATAAACTATCATTTTTAGTAACGTCGTAATTACTTAAGTATCTAATACCTATTTCTTCTTTTACTTTTCTAGTAAAGTCTTTTAATGCTTCAGCAGGTAATCCTAACTCTGTCATACCTTGTCTTATAAGACCATCTAATAATTTACTATCAACTATTTTATTATAACCTTCATGAAACTCAGGTGACGCTCTAAAATCATCTAAGCTTCTATGCTTTGGTGATCCGTCATCGTTTTGTACAAAATTATCAAATGAATCTTTTAAATCAGGATTAGAGTCTAAATTCTTTTTAATAGCTAAACTAAACATAGACTCTGAATCTTTTTGCTTTTTAGTTCTAGCATCTTTAAACATTTTTCCTTTAGCTCCTTTAGCCATCATTCTAGCTATAGCAGGATTAACTCTATTGTTACTAATAGATTTATGATAATCTATTAAAAAGTTTTTAATGTCATTTTGGTTATTAAACTTTATATCTCTTTTTAAATGAAACTGCGCAAACCTTCTCCATACTCCAATTAATTTATCTCCAAGAGCCTGGTTAAATTTAATATCGCCATTAAACATCATTTCAGAAGCAATGGCCATAGCCTCTTCTCCTTGTTTATCTATTGGATAACTTTTTACTTTTCTTAAAAACTCTGATCTTTTTCCAGGCTTAAATTGAACATCGTCACCACTTAATATGTTATCAAGCTGAGTACCTAATATTTCCCTCATTTCAGGATCAGCTTTTAAAGTATTACGAAACGTAGCATGAATAAATTCGTGAGCAGCTGTGTTAAACATACCATCTTTAACTATAGCCTGTTCATTTAAAACAATATCCATACCAACTATTTTACCACCTTCAAATATAGGTTGCATTACACCATAGCTATCAGTTTGTAATATGTTATTTGATAATCTAACTTGATTTTCAGCGTCTTTAATTAATTCTTTAGCAGATTGTATTTCTTCTGGCGTAGCGTCTGGATCATTTATTACATCATTAAGACCTTCTATCATTGCATCAAAGTGAGCAGCGTTACTTTCAACTTGAGCACTAGTCTTTCCTTTTTCTTTAGCCTTATACTTTTTAGATCGCTCTTTGTAATTGTCTTCGGTTTTTTCTATTACAATTCTAGTTGCAACACCACCATACTTTTCGGCTAGCTTAGACATTTTTCTTAAAGTATTTATTTGTTGTTTGTAGTTTTTATCAACAACATTTGGTGGGTATTTTTTTAGTATGTCTTGTTTTTGTTTAGATCTAGAATTTACTTCATTTTTTATTTTATCTAGTTTTGTTTTTTTCTGCTCTTTAGTTAAAGAATCATCTTTTAATATATCTTTAACTTGTTTTCTACTATTGTTGTTTTTTCTTTCTATTTCTATTAAAGTCTTTTTTTCAGAATTACTTAACAAGTCAACTCTTTTTATATCTAACTCTATTAACTTACCATTAACATCTACTAATTCTGCGTATTGTTTATTTAAGTCTTTTATCTTTTTTAAATCAGGTGACTTTTTACTATTTTCAGTATCTATTTCTTTAGCAATTTGATTTAATCTATCAGTATTATAATTGATAGCACTTTTAGTATCTGGAGAAGAAAATGGAGATAACGCTAAGCCTCCAACCCTAGGCGCTTGTAAAGTTCCAGCTATTAAAGCTCCGCTTATAAAAGCTTCGTCTACACCATCAAAAATATTTGCTAAAGTTAAGTCTCCTTCTTTAGCAAACACTATGTTAGAAAAATTTTGCGTCATTGAAGTAAATGATTCAGCTAGACCTTCCTCAAATTGCTCAAATAATACGCCTCCAACACCTCTAAATAAAACTTTAGGATTAAATCCTTTTAATAAACTATTTTTAGTATAATTAGCTAAAATTTGTTTTCCAGCAACTTTAGTACCTTTACCACCTAATCCTAATATAGAACCTGTTTTACCAAGTATTTTAGCTGTAGTATATTCAAAAGCACCTTCAGCTATACCGTTTACTGTAGACGCAACTAGCATTTGAGACATACTATAATTATTACCATACAAGCCTCCTGTTCTTTCGTATAAATCTAAGCTTTTATTTTTTTCATAATAATCTTGACCAGCTGCATTAAGACTCAAGGCTGCTAATCCTGATAAACCGCCTGTCATGGAAATCGTTAACAATATTGGCACTTGATCAATAAATAAAGTGTTTGTATAGTCTAGCCAGTTACCAGTAGTTCTAGCTTCTTCAATAGTAACAGGCCTTTCAATTACAGATTTATAAGTTTTTTCTTGCCAATTATCTATATTTCTTATTGTTCTGCTCCAAGCGCTTTTTCCATTTTGTGACATTATCCCGTCTGAATCAAAAAGAGAATATTTACCAAGCAAATAAGTGTTTTGAGATATTATTTTTTTTGTATCTTCGCTTAATCCTATTAAGTCACCACCTTTGTCAATTATAAAATCTTTACCATCTGCTAAGTACTGCAACGAGTGACCCGCTCCTTCTAAAAAAAACTCAAGCGTTACAGAGGCAAGATTAGCTAATCCATTATAAGAAACTTGCCTATAAGCTTCTTCCTCTTTCATTTCAAAGCCCAACATAGACATAGATAAGTCGTCTGTTTCTTCTAATAACTCATCAAGTAATTCATACTGAGCTTTATAACTATTAGATAAGTTTTTATTTTTATTTTCAAGAGAAGTAAATTTTTTATTTAAATCTTCTGGGGTTTGTCCAGTTTTTTCAAAAATTTCATTTTTATATTTTTCTAAAGCAGCTTCATTTCTATCTTTAATTATATTAAATTCTTTTGTATATGCTTCGCCTTTAGAAGTTTGATCATCAATATATCTATTAAGCTCTTCTTGAATTACAGTTACTTTTTTATTATAATTATCTTGATATATACTTAACTCTCTATTTATTTCTTCTTCGTAGTCTTTTAGTCTAGCATTAGCTTGATCTAATGAAATAAGATTATTATTTAATTGTTGCTGTAGGTTTTGTTGAAATTTAGGAAACTTAGCTTTTATTTCCTCAACTCCTTTTAAAAAATCTTCTTCGCTAGGAAGGTTTGCTGTAATCTTTTCTATATTTGCATTTACAATTTCTTCAGTATGAAGTCCACTATTTTTAAATAAATCTTCGTATTCTTTTTTTTGTTTTTCTGCAGAAATTATGCCACTATTTTTAGTTGCTTCTTCAAGAATTGTATTTATTTTTTTTTGTTCTTCTCTATTTGATTTTATAACAGAGTTAACACTTTCTAAAGATTTTGAAATTTCTAAAACTTTTTCTTTGTCTCTTTCTAATTTAAAACGCGCATTTTTTTGGATGTCTTTTAATATAGGTATAATTTCTTCTTTAGATTCATCAGTGTCTCTAATTGATAAATCAACGTAATCTTGTATTTTTTTCTTTACATAGCCTTGCTTCATGCTATCTTGTAAAGAATTATAATAAGGATCGTTTAGCTTTTCTATTTGTTTTAAATATTCTTCTTTATCAATATCTCCAATAGTATATGAGCTTAAAATATTAAGTCTTTTATCAATTGATTGCTTGTATTCTTTTTCTTTATTTTTATAATGTTTATTATATTCTTCATCTTTATAAAGAGTTCCATCCTTGTGCATGCTTTTAAATATGTCAAGGTCAAAATCTTTATTTTCTTTTTTTTCTTTTATATAATCTTTTATAGCAAAATCTCTTAATACTTCTTCCATTTGAATAGAGTGCTTACCATCATTATAATAAGATTCAAAAAAGCTATTTTCAACTTCTGTTGTTATAAGTTTTTGGTTTTCTAAATTACCTTTTTTATCTGTTGACTCTGCTTCATCAAACTCATTTTGAGCGTTGTCAACTGTTTCATCCATTTCTCGCACTATCAAAGTTCCTTTTTCTTTTTTGTCTACAACGATCTTGTTGTTTTCCATCCAAGCTTTAATACCTTTAATAGTATTACGTTTCTTTTCATTATTTGGCCATTTAGTTGATACTCTTTTTTTTTGACCATTAGGCGCGGTTATCTCAACAGAATTTGCACCTATAGCCACTGATCTAAATTGAAAGTCATTTACTCCGTCTCCATCAGTATCATAATCATACATCTTGCTTAATATGTCAGCAGCGCGGCCATCAGGCTGAGATAAAACATAGTCCCAACCAAATTCATTATCTTTACCACCTTGGTGAGCTGAAGGATTATTGTGGTATTTAAAAAAATTTTCATCTACTTTAGTTTCTTTTTTTATGATGGAAGATTGGATATCATCATCTTCATATTTTTCTTCAAACTTTTTAGCTAAATCTTCATATACAGTAGTTGATTTTTTTAATACAGGGAAGCCATATTTATTTTGATCACGAAACTCTAAAAACATTTTTTGCTCTTCTTCTAAAGTTTTTACAGTTCGCGTTCCAAAGCCTTCAATAGTATAAAGTCTTGAAAAGGTTTTTTCTACACCACTTTTATCTTTAAGCTCAGGATTTATTACAGTAGTTTCTATGTTATTAGAATTAGCACGTTTTCTAAGTTCTTGCATTGCATCATCTCCAAGTGTAGTTACTACTCTAGCGCCTACATCACCTGTATCTTCAGGTAAAAGTACGTTTTGTTTAGCGGACTTAAATATTTCTTCAAGACTGGAATCCGAAGAAATATTTACCGAGGATGATACCGTATTTGTTTTTTGATTTTTTTGGGGCTGATTCGCCCCTGTCGACTTTCCCGGCTCAAAAGTTTCTGGAAGAACTAATTTAGCATCGGGATGTTGTTTTAATAATTGATTTTTTTGCTGTTCGTTATTTTTATAAATATGTTTTTTATATGGTTTACCGTTTATAATAACCATATATGTGTCCAAGTTTTTTAAATCTGCCATGACTGTTTCGTTAGTTACCCGTTAATAAAATGTATTAATTATCTCATAAATTCATATGGATCGTTTTGTTTTACGTCTTCACTTAAATTATTATTATAGTTTTGCTCGACGGCTTTTGTAAAATATTCAGCTAAATAATCTTTTAATAAGTCCTCATTTTTCATTATTTCAGAAGTTATAACAACAGCATCTTCGGTTGATATATTGCCATCTTTAGTTGGGTCTAAACCAAACACTTGATCTTCTGTTAAACCCATATTTTTATATGTACCTAATGTTATAGCTGAAGTTAAATCTTCTTTAAAAACTCTATTGCCAAATATTCTATCATTAGCTAAAGAGTTTAAATTTGAAACATTTACTATTTTGTTTTTTATATTATTAAATTCTTTTTGATAATTAAATTTAGAATTTTGTCCTGGTAAAACATCTTGGGCTTGTCTTATTGAATCATCAATAATAGCTTGCATGCCCTTTTTTGCTGTTTCATCAAGTTTGTTAGCATCAATTAATTGAGACTGTATTTCATCAAGAGACATAAAATTACCATTAGCCATTACATATCCTGCTTTTTTATCTTTAAATTGTAATTCAACTTCGTCTTTTACAATAGTAGACAAAAAATACGCGTTCTCTTTACCAAGCTTAGCTGTCGGGTTATGACCAAATTCTCTAGCATTACTAAGAGTAGATGTTATGTTTGTTTTTAAATCTAATGCTTTAGTTAAAAATTTTTTATCTGCCTGCACTTCTCTATTAATCATCTCTTTAACCATGTTACCTTGCGTATCATTTTTAGCCGCAGCATAATCCATTTTTCTTTTCATGTATTTTTCAGAAAGTATAGCATATTCTTTATCTGTAAGATCTAGCTGCTGTTCAGCACCTTCCTTCATAGATAAATTTAATTCGTCATTTGTTATCATAATTTTATATTTTTATCCTAAAAAACTACCTGCTAAATTACCAACTCCTCCTATTACACCTTGTAAAGCTTGACTCTTGTTTTGATCAGCTAAAGCTTGTTGTTCTTGTGCAAACTTTCTTTGATCTCCAGCTAAATTCATTAATGTTTGTTGCTTTTGCATTTCTAATTGTTGTGCAAATTGTTGGCCTTGAGCTATTTGTTGTTGCACTTGTTGAGCCCCTGATCTTTCTTGCATTTGTAAATTAGCCGCTTGCTGTGCTGCTGCTTTTTGATTAGCCGCTTCTTGTTGACCTATACTAGCCGCTGATTGCTGTGAAGCTAATTGACCTTGTCTAGCTAATGTTTGAGCTAGCGCTGCTATACCACTACCACCGGCCGCACCTCTAAGCCCGCCTAATATATTAGCTTGTGATTGTTGAAACTGTTGAGCTTGAAAGTCCGCTTGTTGCTGATTTACAGTCAAATCTTCCATCGTGTTTTCCATGCCAGCAAATTGATTTGTTATGTTCTCAAACGGATTACTAGTGTCTACTGAAGAGTAAACATCTTTCATTTGAGTAAATTCATCTTGCGCGGCGTCTAATCTATCTTGTGCTCTCTTTGCTTCTTTAGCAGCAGAGGCATAATTAACTATACCACCAACTAAACTAACAGCAGCTCCAACCCACGGAAAAGGACTTCTTTTTTTATTTGCCATATTACTTAATTTTTACTATTATATAGTTACATTTTTTGCACGCTATTTACTACTTTCGTTTATTTCACAAGCCACAGAATACATTTCAGCTTTTGTAGTAGAGTTATTTCGTAGTTTAACAGAAGCGTAATAACCTAATAAAGAAGACAAGTTTACTTTATTATCTTTTGAAAATAAAATAAAGTCACTACTAGTAGGAGGAGTTGTACCAGCGTCTATTTCGCACGTGAGTACAACATTAGGTGAGGCAATAGTAACTGCTGTTATAGTACCTATCTCTACTATATCTGATTGATCAGCATTTCTAAAGCCAGCGATATTATCATTAGGCGTTGCGTAATAAGCTGTATCGCCAACTTGTAAAGATAAAAAATCTGATTTAGGTATTTCTATTGTTATTGTAGGCATAATTTATATTTTAAGTTGAAAATATTTGACTTAAATCTAAGTTCATTGTAACATCTGCGTTGCCAAATTTTTTAACTACAACGTCTGCCGTAAATGTAGCAGTTGGATCACCAGCTGTAGCAACCATGTTTATTATTTCAATATGAGTTCCACCATTATCTTCTTTAACTGAATTAGTCCAATGAGAGTCAGCTGCGGTAGTGCTTGACCACTTAGGCGTTGCAACACTTGCACCTACCGTATGACCAGCGCCGCTAGTATGAGTTAATGAATAGCTAATTTGAAATATTTCATTTATAGTTTTTATATGTGTTAGTCTTTCTGGTTTAGAATTAGGCTTGCCGTTAACAACTATATTAGACGGATTATTAGTTGATATACCACCTAAAGAAGTAGACAATGTTAACACAGGGTCTTTAAATTGATCTAATATAACTTGAGGCCCTATTTGAGGTAAATTTGAATTTAATATTGTAGTGTTTTTAGGTATTACTTCTATATTATATTTTTCAGATGATGTAACTGAAGGAAAAGTTTGTCTAAATTCAAACTCACCTAATAATATACCAGACGGCTTGTTTGAAAATTTTTCTTTTGATTCTAATGTTTTGCTAATAGCTTTTATTAATCCTGCTCCTGGAAATACAATATCAGTCTTAGCTAAAGAAGTATCTAATATGGAAGTTTTATCACTTTCTTTAGTTATTATTAAATCAAACTCAGCCCCAACGTCACCTATTACTTTAATATTTCTATCAGCTCCATTTTGAGATATTTCATTAGAACCATATTCTATTCTTTTTATTTCTGGATTAGTAATAACTTGAGTTGGTACAGCTTTGTATTCTATAAAAATAACATGGCCATCAGTAAGAGCGTTGATATCAACAGAACTTTTAAGCATTACATTAAACTTATATAAAGTTTTTTCATCATTTGAAGTAGTTGAGCTTACTAATTCTAATGTTACAGTTTCACTACCTATATTTTCATATCTAAGAAACGGTATTGGTAAAATTCTTCCACTACTAGCCGTTATAAATAACTGCGCTACTGCAGTGGGTTCGTGAGACGATATTGTTCCTCTTAAATTATGAGTTATAACGCCAGCGCTGTCAGTAGTTGTAGAATTCAATAAAGGTGAAAATACTAATATCGTAGAAGCTGCGGCAGCATCGGTAAATAACGCTGACACTGCATCTTTCATTATAATATTATACGTAATAGGAGTTTGCTCTTGTATAAATAATTGAGCACTACCAGTTATAGGTATATTAATAGTAACATCTGTTTCTGCTGTAAAATTAGTATCTATATTAACTGTTATAGTAACTTTATTACCTGGCTGCCCGGCCGTAGTTGAGTCAGCAAATGTTACTGAAGATATAGCGCTAGGTAATGTGCCATGAGAAAAATTAGAAGCAGATACTACATAGCCCTCGTCAGGCGTTGCTTCCATAGTACCTGAGCTAGCCATTGTACCAAAGAAAGGCGAATCACCTATAGTTTCTGTGAGCGTTAATGTTGATATTGTGTAATTAGCCATTTTAAACTGCGTTTATTGTTATTGTAACTTGATTGTTAGAACCACTACTATATAACGGCTCTGATGATGGAAAACCAAGACCTTGAACAGATGCTTCACTAGTATCTAAATTACTCAATGATGTTGCTTGACCTCTTATATAATTAAACCACTTTCCTTCTTTTTCTATAAATTCAGGAACTGATCCCTCTTGTAAATCAGTAGAAAAATTATCTACATACCAGCCAGTTTTTGCTGATAAATTATAATACTCTCCATCATTGGCTGTAAATCCAATTTCATTACCACTGTCATCAGTTGTAGATGTTGTAAATTCTGTTATTTTAGACTGTGAACCTTCATAGTTAACTGCTTTAAAAGATTTTATACTACTAGCAACTTCATTAAATAAAACTTCAACCATAGAATCATATTGAACTCCGTAAAAATTATTTCTAGCTACAGCATCACCGTTTGAATCTAACTCTCTGTAATGCTCATATATTTCGTTATTACTAACTGTATAATATTTATCGCTAACACTAACACCAGCTAGTGTAACAAATGATTTAAAACTAATCCAACCTTTACTTTGTTCGTTAAACGTAATTGTTGTTGATGCCATCCCACTTTTTGATGGCTTTGCGTGCATGCTTAAATTGTATTCACCATTAACGCCGTCAAATGAACCAACTAAATTATTACATCTTTTTAAATTTTCTCTAAAATAATTTTTCATACCTACATCTGATATAGGTGTTATTCCATTGCCAGATAGTCTTAACACAGCTCCTCTTTGCATATCAGTAAAGTACATCCTATAATTATCTACAGCTAAAGACTCTGGGTTTTTAGAAATACCATAGTCTCCAGCAAAAGGTATTGCTTGACCTAACACTCTATTAGTAGCTACTAACTGTGGGTTGCCATCAGCGTTAAATATAGCATCTTTACTAGATAAAACTTTTAACACTTTATCTTCAGTAAAAACAACAACATCGTTATCTCTAGTCTTCATTCTTTGTATAGAACTATAAGTAGTATTTAAATCTTTTGTTATTTTATTAGCCATATTGAACTGATTAAGATCATTAACTCCAGACGTTGAGTTATATAATCCTGAAAATATCATACTACTCTCTTTTTGTTCTTCTCCGTATTCTAAAAATGTAGAAGAAACTTTTATTCCGTTATCAATTGTTGGTGTATTAAAATCATCACGTATTCTATCTGACTCTACACCATTACCATAAGAATAACAATTATGCCAACCTATATCAACTGGATATTTCCACACTTGCGTATCTAATTCAAATATACCAGTAACAATAGTTATTGTAACATCACTAGTAAACGGCATTGCTGTTTCTGGCTTTTTATTTAATATAACAGAATTAGCTACTGGATTACCTTGACCAATAATAAAAGTTCCTGGCATTATACCGCTACCAGTAATTTGAGCACCAATAACGCTATTGCTATTTATATTGTTTGTTATATTAGTGGCTGATACGTAATAAAATTCACCACTTTGCGTACTAACCATGTCTACTGTAGCACTAGAATATGTACTACTATCTGGACTAACTATAACTCCAGACGAGCTATTTAATTTTGCGTGGTTTATTATTTTTGATCTTTTTACTAAACCACTTCTATCTTCAAAAGAAACAATATCGTCTATAGCAGCACATATACCATCAGAACTATTTGCACCAGTAGATATTGTTTGTAAGTCAGTTTCTACACCGTCAACATCTCTACGTATTTGTACGTATCTATCTGCATGCGTTTTATATACAAACGGATTACCTGATATTGTTACAGGTAATAAAACATTATTAGAGCTAGTTCTAGTGCTTACTTTAAACAAGCTAGCCTTTTCTCTATCATTATTTGGTACAGCAAAATCTTTTATATTTCTTTGATTTAATCTTATAGGCACAGCGCTACTTACTTCATAATATATATCTAATCCTATATCTTCTTTTGGTTCTGTTTCAAAACACGCTGCGTTAGTAGCTATAGTATCATCTGTTATATCTTGCGAAGGAACTCTTTGCACTATTTCTATAGTCATACTAGTAAGTCCATTGTGTTGAACTTCTGCTCTTGGATCCCAAACACTAGCATCAATACCAGCGCCCGTGTCAGCACCACTAACATCTAATCTTGAAAATCTAACTATGATACTTGTTCTATCAACATATATACTAGAGCCGTCATTAGCAAAGTTTTTACTTTCTATAGTTATAGGACCACCTGGAACGCCAGCATCAGATCCATCTACGCTTTGAAATGAATGAAATACTCTATAAACAATTTGATTAGGATCATCTCTAAATCTAAATAGTGTTCCTGCTGTTTGCATTTTGGCTTTAAAATAAGAATTAGAACCAACCCAAGCAGGATTATTTACGCCGCCAATCATAGAAAAAGTAATTTGACCTAGATTATCATCTGATCCCCAAACTGTTTCTTCAAAAGTACCATTAGAAAGCCCTTGTGGCTGCCAGTTAGTTTCTCCTTCAAAAGTATTTATTGGTGATAATCCAGAATTAAAACTAGGTAAAGCGTCAACCCCATCGGCTGTTTGTAAATTAAAACCACTAAAAGCTGGCACTTCATCTATAAATATATCAGCAGTTCTATTGCTGTTATTATACCAAGCAACCCAAAAGGTATCTGTAGTGCCACTATCACCTGGTCCAAAGTTTGGTAAACCATTTGTTGTTCCAGCTATTGTAGAGTTGCTAAATCCTAATTGAGTATTACTAGGCCAAGCAAAGTCTTCAAACGGTTGTGAAGATGCATAACTTGAAGTTTGAGCTGGATTTGTTTGTTGATTAGCTATATAACCTATTTGATAAGTTGATAAAACTTCATAATTACCACCTTGTTGTCCTAAAACTCTTTGTTCTAAAACATCATCTTTAGCTATTTTAACAAAAAACTTTCCATCAAATTGAGGTTTGTTTTCTACAACAGCATCTCTTAGTTCTATAAAATATTTAAAATCATTATCCTCATCTACGTCTGCTACGGGTAGCTCTGATACATCGTCTAGCTGAACTGCTATTTTTTGATATAAATTTAATTGACCAGCTGTAAAAGCCTCTCTAAGAACTAATCCATTATCTTCAGGACTTTCATCATCTTCTTCATTAGAATTAATAAATCTAGCAACTGTTTTAAAGGGAGTAAAAGCCTCTTTTTTAACGCCAGCATTTGTAGTATATTCTGCAACTATTCTTACTTTAGGTATACCTTTAAAATCTTGACCTTTTATAGTAAACTCATTAGCTGTTCTTATAGTTTTGTTTCCTACTAATTGAGCTGGTAAGCCATCGCTGACAGCTGTAACTGTCCCGTCGTCGTCGCTACCATATACATTTGGCTTGTCTATTTGTATTCTATCAAAGTCTCTATTATCAGTTTTAATATGATCTGGCGCTTCATTAGCTATAGCTAAAACTTTATATCTAGCTTTTTCTTCAACGTGTTGTTGGCTACCGTGTTCGTTTTTTAATATTAAATATGTTTGTTCGTCTATTTTATTTCTATCAGCAGAAACAAAAGACAGCCAAACATTTTCATCTTCTGAACTATACCACCTATCTAATATTAAATTATAATATTCGTTTGATGTTTCTTTTACATAATATTTAACGTAATCCATCCATTGCATTTGACTTGGATCAGAACCATCCCAGCTCTGTTCTATTCTAAATTTATTAGAATATCTAGCCAAGCTTTTACTTACGTCTATATCTCCAGATAAGTTAGAGCCATCATCTGTTTTATAGCCATTAGATATAACAGGTGTTTCTCTTCCATATCTATCTCCAATAACTATACCAAATTGATAATTTCTTAATGACTTTATAGATTTTTTAGCAAAAGGAAAATTAACTAACTCAGACACTACAGTTTGCTTTAAACCAACTGTTGATCTTATATCATAACCTTGTTTGTAGTTACCATATACTAATCTATTAGCTGTTATCTCTTGAGCTTTAGCATACCTAGGCACATTGTCCCAAGCTCTTAATAATTGTCCTTCTTCTACAACTTTATATATAGTCTCAGATGTTATAACTAATTCTCCAGTATTAGTTTCTTCACTATCAACAAAATTTCTCCATTCAGTATCAACTTGTCTAGTTATGCTTTTAACTATATATACATTTGAATTATCTGATGTTTTCCAGAGTATTTCTATTGTCTTTACATCATTAGGTCTTATGTGATTATTAGGTATAAAATCTCTAATAATTAATTGCCTAACACTATTAGCCATACCCTCATTAAAACCTTTTTTAGAAGTATAAGCAAACTGTCCTGGTAAAAACGCTAACTCTGACCAAGGTGAAAAAGTAGAACACTCGTTATCTTCGTATTTATATCTATAGCCAAATCTACCAAATTTGTTTTCAAACAAAGGTTTGCTTTTTTCTAGCGACACATTCCAATTAGCTGGATTATTAGTAGCTGTTAAATCTTTATCAACAAGAAGTAATTTAATAGTTATTAAATTAATATTGTTTTCATCAATAGCTATTACCTTACCTCTTAGTGTTATTGGTTCAACGGCATTAGCAGCTTCAAATATATATATATCATCAATTCTAAAATCAATACCACTTTGAAACTCTATCATACGTTCATCACCAGTTACAGGCGGAGCATCTAAAACTCCTCCTCCATCAAAGTCTATAACAAAAGGATAATTAACTAATGGAAAAGAAGCGACTGAGTCTCTATCGTTATCTTTCATTATAAGCGTAGGAGCTGTAGTTGGTGATACTTTTATTACTGTTATATTTTCTTTTTTTATATCATCTGTAAGATTATCATCATCTAAATACTCTAAAGTATTAACAGAAACTAATTGGCTTGTTAAAGGATTTTTTACGTGTAGCTTAGTGTGACTCGTTAAGTCAGTAGTACCGCTTTTACATCTTTCAATATTTATTTTTTTAGGCTCATGTTTTCCATCAGTCCACATTAAAAGATCATTTAGTATATTTATAGAAGAAACAGTGTTAGTTCCGCCAAATTCTCCATCTTTATAATAATCAAATTCTAAAACTCTTTCTGGATGTAAAAAAATAAACAATGTAGCAGTATCTAAATCAGCAGTCTGTTTGGAAGATAAAGTTAATATGTTGCCTGTAATTTTTACTATTTTTACAAAAGGATTATCATTTTCTAAAAATAAATTTGTAGTACCAGCTTTAGCATATATATGCATGCCAACTCTATACTTAGAGCCGTCTGCAACAACTAATTCGTCATATCCGTCGCCAGCTGTACCAACTACTCCATTTAAACGATAGCCAGATGGGCTTGTTATAGATCCACCACTTGTCGCAAACACATTAGCTAAAGGTGCTGTGACTGCAAACTTGTCTACAATAACAGGTGTTAAAGTATTGTCTTCATCATTTTTTAATTCAACAATACTATCTATCCAACTTATTTCACCTTCAGTAATATCTGTATTATTAGAAGATGAAAGCTGTTCCAGGCCTTCTAGCGGAACTGGTGCCGCAATAAAATAATAAGAAGCATCGTTGCCTTCGTCTGCAATACTACCTATTATTTTTGACTTGTCGCTACCATACACAGTAGCAGATCCTGTAGCTACTAATAAATTACCTTTTATATTTTGCAACGTACCAGCATCTCCTATGCCACTAGAGTCACTATCAGTAGTAACTACTTGTACATTTAAAGCGTCTCTATATTGGCCATTAGGAACAATTCGTTCATCAACGTCTTTGTTCATTTTAGCACCTGAAAAATTGTGTTTAATTTCCGGCATAATTACTTAATTTGTTTACCCATGCCTTTTAGTACTTGGGTAAATTCTTCCATTTTAATATTTGATAATCTTATTTTTGCTTTTCTAGTTTCAGCAAATCTTTCTTTTTTATATCTTTGAACTATATATTCTGGCATATTAGATTTTGTAGATAAAACACCATACATTATATGTTTATAACAAGCCTCTTCACAAAATTTATGTACTACCATTTCTGAGTCAGTGCCTAAACCATCGCTAACATAGTGAAGCGTTACTGTTTCGTTTGCTAAGTCTGATCCAAACTTTATTAAGCCTCTTAAATTATCTATAAAAAAAGATCCGTTCATTTGAGAGTGAACAGGATCTAGTCCATATCTTCTACCTTCATTTGATATTTCAACATCAGATATATAATTTATATCATAAAGTTGATAATCTACTGGCGTTTGATTTTCAAAACTTTCAGATGTATTACTAGGCACTTGCTCTGTTAACTCAAAAACGTTGTCATTAGCAGGATCACTAAATTGATAATCACCATTAGAGTCTTGTGTTATAGCGAAAGGATCAGATGTTTTGTTGGTTGGATATAATCTTCTTTCTATACCGTCGCTACCTATTCTAACTAACTTTATGTAATTAACATAATCTTGAGGAAGAACCATTGACAAAGTATTAGGTACTTCTATTTCTTGAGATTTAAAAGAACGCAGTACGTCGTAAGATAATTCTTGTATAGCTCTCATAGCGTGGAACTGCACATCTGTTCTACTTACCTTAGATATTAATTTGCCTTCACCAACATATATAACCATGAAAGCGTTTACTATATTTTCTAATGATGTAAATTGATAATTACCATAATTTGCAGAGTTACCTGAACTATAATAAGAAGAGGCGTCTGTTCCGTCTAATAATCCCATGTTTTATGAATTTTGTTGAGTTTGTGTTAATTGTATATCTTGAGCTCCAGCTTGTTGAGCATCAGGTTGTTTTATTGTAGTACCTGCTAGTATTAATATTCTTGAAACCAAAGGCTCTTCTTCGCAAGGATGCAAATCGAAGTCTGTAGTAGTAGTTGAGTTATACAAAGCTTTTCCATTAACTACTACATAACCCCAACTTGGAGTTGTTGGTGACTTATAATAACTAACTTCAAAAGATGTTGATGTAGTTGGCGCTGGATGTATTGTTACATTGCTAGAGTCTTCTCTTACAAAAATAGATCTATTAATAGTAGGCTTTGTTAAAGGATTACCATTTATATAATCTATTTCATTTTTATTTACTTGGGTCATTCTCTTACCAGCTCTAGTTATACTAATTAACTTATACATCGTTGTTAAAGTTATATTGCCATCGTCTGATGTAACAGAATAATCTACATGAAAAGGATGTAATTTTTCTTCTATCATTTCAATAGTATCTGCATAATCAGCATCATTTTTAGGTTTCATACCTGAAGTTTTTATTTTATGAAAATAAGCTTCATATATTTCATTTTGTGCTCTATCTGCTAATAGATTAAATTCTTGAGGCGTTAAATAACCTCTTTGCTCTTTATTAAGCAAGGTTAAAACTTTTTGGTATACGTTATTTATATCTACTGCCATTTTTATATATTTTACTATTATATAGTTACATAATAAAGTGGAAGGTTAGCCTCTAAATAAAAATAGCCACCCGTAATGAGTGGCTATTAATATTAGTTAAAAAATGTTATTTCATTCTTTTTTCTATATTTGAATATATTTCCATACCTTCATCAGTTTTAAACCAAGCGGCTAGCGCTGAATATGGATGCTCGTCAAAAGGAACAGTCATTATTTTTCTATCATTTGATCCCCACATAAAATATCTTTGATCTTTAGATAATTTTAATATACCTTCCTCAACGGCTTTTATACCAAAGTTTCTAAGTTCTACATTTTGATCACTAGTTAATTCCGCAAATAATCTAGGATTTCTTCTAGCAAATAACAATAAATCTCTTCTTAATTCTTTAGAACTTAACTTATTTACTTCAGAACCTATTTCTACTCTCATTATAGCCTCAGCCTTGTCTATATCCATATCTTTAGCTATTTTTAAAGCCTCAACTTCAAACTCTAACCAATCTAATTGATTTTCTGCTATTTCAACTGGTTTGTGTTCATAAAATATTCTATTATTATGTGGATGATATATTGATAAAAATTTTTGTAAAGTAGTTTTTTCTTTAGGTACAAATAAACTTCCACTTCTAAATATAATATGTTCTAATCTTTGTTGACCTTTCATTTCATCAACAAATACAGTACTTTGATTTTGACAGTATTTTATTTCTCTTTCATAACCTTTTTCTTTATCAAACCAAAATAAATTAGCAGATCTAACAGAGTGTGATAAAGGTCTTTTGTTACCTTTTAAATAATATATTCTATCTTTTATTTCCCAAGTATTTTTTGGTTTAGCTTTTATTTTAGGAGCTTCAACCTTAGGTTGTTCTTTTACAACCACTGTTTTTTCAACTACAGGCTCTTCGACTCTAGCTGTTTCTTTTTTCTTTGCCATAATATAATATAATAAAAATTAAAAAAAATATAAGGGCGATACGTGACCGCCCTTATAAATAAATAGTCTTACTTCATTAACATAAAGTTGTTAGCACCTTGTACTACTAAACATCTTTCAGTTAAGAAGTGCATTTGCATTGCATCTAATGCTGATGTAGCAGCTCCAACAGAACCAGTAACCCAAGTTTTCATTTTTCGGTTATCAGTTTGAGAAGCTCTGAATCTAACATGTAAAAATGGTCTCTTCATGTTTTTACCCATGTTTTGATCATATACAGTAGATACACCAGCCGGTATCATAACACCTCTAATCGCTCCAGTTCCAGCAGCATCGTTAATTCCACCTCTTGTAGCTTTGTCATTTAAGTATCTAAAATCAGATTTGTAGAAGTCATAAGAACCTCTTCTAAATCCTGAGAAACCTAAATTTAATGCCATATCTTCGTCGTTTTCAAATACTCCGTAAGAAGTACCTCCCGCGCCGTAAGAATTCATAGAAGCTAACATGTCATCGATAGCTAAACTAGTCGATCTATTAACAAACATCATGTATTCTTCAATAGCACCTTGCTTATCAAATTCAGCTAAAATAGCATCAAACTCAGCTAAGTCAGTAGTAGCATTAACACCAGTAACACCTGTAGTTATATTACCTCTATCTTCGATAGCAGCAAATAAACCTTCAGTACCAGCAGATTTAGCAGCATCTGTAGTTGAGCCTGGTATAATAGTAGAACCTTGAACTTCAGAAGTAGTAGCAGCAAACTCAGATTCTAACATTGCCATTTCAATGTAGTCATTGAATCTTGCTCTAGTATCAGCTTCAGCTTTTAAGTACCATAAATAACCTGATTGTCCAGTTTCAGTAGAAACTTCAACCCAACCAATTCTAGATGTATCAGAACCTGAAACTTCGTAATAGTCTTTCATAATAATTGGTTTATTAGTAAAAGACTTAAAAGTTGGCTCATTAGCACCTCTAGCATCAGTTGTGTTATTAGTACCAGCAGCTGCAGTATAATTCATACCTTTACCAAACTCAGAACCATAAACTAATATAGTAGTGTCTTTTGCCGTACCAGTAGCAGCTAAAGCAGATTGACTGTATGGTAATACATCAATAACAGCGTCAGCAACAACAGATACTAAACATTTAAAAACACCATTAGCGTTAGCTACAATAATAGTATCGTTAACTCTAATACCGTGATTAGCAGCTGTAAAGCCAGATCCAACGTTACCATCAATATCATCTTGAATAGTTATTTGAGCGATATTAGTTACACCTGTACCAGGATTAGCACCACCAGTAGCTGATGTTACTTGTCCCAAATAAGATAAGTGTAATCTTGATTGTTCAGACCATACAACTTGATCAGATGCCATAGCCTCTTCCGCTCCAACTTTAGATAAAAAACCTGATATAGTTCTCGGTCCGAAAACTTCAGCTTCTTTTTCCATTAAGTCAGGCAGGTATTGTTGCGCCCAGTCATTAGCACCAGACGTAAAATCGAGGTAATTTGTTTGAAGCGTTTGCTTTTGTGAAGCAGGCACGCTATTCAAATTACCTCCAGGATTTGAAATTGCCATAATTCTTAAATTTTAAATTGTTATTATTTTCTTTTATTACTTTTTATTTTAAATTTAAAATCTGAAGAAGAATCTCCTAGAACTCTAACTTTTAAACCACCAGCCTCATATTCACCGTGTGTTTTTCTAGGTTCTAAGTTTATATTTTTGTCCTGAGCAATTTGCCCTTTGATAGCGTCAGCTTTACCTTGTTCATAAAAATGTTTAGCAATAGCATCGGCATTCATAGCTGTATATAAAGATTTATGATAACCTTCAGTATCTTCAATAACTGTATTATCTTTGTTAGCAAACTTACTAACAAAATTATTAATATCACTTTGAGCTTCTTTTACTTTATTAACATCTTTAATATTAAAACGATATTTTTTATCTCCAACATTATATTCAAAACCTTTGAAATTTTGTCCAAAGAAACTATCTGTTTTATTTAAAAAAGTTCTTTTTCTTTTCTCAGACTCTTTTTTATTTTCTTCAGATTCATTATAGAAATTAATAGCCTTTTGTTGTTCTTCTGTAAGTTTACTTCCAGCTTTAATTTCTTCATAGTACTTAGACTTTTGCCCGTCTAAATAGGCTCTAGCCTCGGCAACTTGCTCTTTAAGGGCTATTTTCTTTTTACGTTGTGTTTTCTCGTCATCTATTTCTTCGTCAATACCGAAATTGTCTTCTAATAAAAACGATCTTTCTTCTGGTGACAAGTGTGATTTTGTTGATCGATAATACTCATCTAACACATCAGAGTCATCCATACTACTAATGTCTTTATTTAAATTAACATAGTCTTGTATGTCACCTCCAGTTTCTTCCATAAAATCTACAAGCTTTTGTATATTTTCTGGTAAAGGAGTTCCAGTGGCTTCTGCTTCTTCTACAGCTTCTACAACCGCATCTTCAACAGCTTCTATTTTTTCTTCTTCTGTAATCTCTTCTATTATCGGCTCATCAGTATCTTCAACGTTTTCTTTTTGTTCAACAACCTCTTCAACGACTGTTTCTTCTTTTTCTTCAGGAGGATTACTTAAGTCTACCTTGTAAACTGTATCATCTTCTTCTGATTTAAACTTAGAAGTAAATTGTCCTTTTTCGTTTCTAGGTTGTTTTTCTTCTTTAACCTCTTCTATAGGTTGTTCTGTTGTTTCTTCAACAACTTCTTTTTTTTCTTCCATAATAAAATTTTATAAAATATTAAATACTAAATTGATCCATACCTGCATCTCCGCTAAGTATATCATTACCTGATGACTCAAACTTATTAAATGAATCACCCTGTTTTCTTTGACTTATCATTTCTTTTTGATGCATAGCTTGCTGATCAACTCTTTGATCTCTTCTGTCTTCTCTTTGTTGTTCTAGTTGGTTGTTAGTTTGTTGCTTCATACCTTCTAGTTGAGAATTTAATTCAAACTCAAACTGCATTAATTCTTTTTTAGACTGAACTTCTTGTTGTAAGTATTGTATTTTTAATTGAGTTCTAGTTTGTTCTAATTGAGCATCTGTTTCTGCTTTAGCTTGATTTTTTTGAACTTCAGCTTGTGCCGCGGCCTGTTGAGCTTGAGCATTAGCCTGCGCTTGCGCTTGCATATTTTGTTGTTGCATTGCTTGGTCTTTTGCCTGCTTTGCTTTTCTTTTTACTTTTAATAATTCATTTGCTAGCTTAACGTTTCTAACATTACGCAAATCTATTGCATCATCTAAATCAATCATGCCTTGACTTAAAGCAGCTTGTATATTATTTTCTAATATAGCCTTTTCTTCTTCATCTGGCATTAATTCTATAAATATACCAAAGTCATAAAGATGTAAGTTTTTCATTTCATCTAAAGTTGCTACATTATGAGCACCTAATGCTCTTATGAAAGCATCTCTTGTTGGTGAGTATTCTATTATATCAGCTATACGTAATGACAAGCACTCTGCCACTTCAGCCGTTATAAATAACATCGATTGCAATAAATGTCTTGTTGCTGTGTTAGAGTTAGCGGCTGCTAATTTTTGCACTCCTACTAAAGCGTTTTTGTCTGGCGTTGTAGCATCTCTAGCTTCATTTAATCCTGTCACATCACGTATCATTTGTAAATAATAGTTATATGTGCTAATTAAGCTTTGTAGCTTGCCTCCATTTATACCGTTATTTATTTGTTGTATTGGTACTTTTCCTGGATTACCATCGCCGTCTGCTGTAAAACTTCTACCTATAACACTACCAGTTTGGAAGAACATGTTTAAAGCTTCTTGTGGATTATAATTTGTTCCATTACCTAAATCTATTTCAGCTAAGCCATCAGCATCTAAATATACACCGTCTGGTACCATACGTGCCATAACTTGTTGAAGCTTTAAATGCGTTAACTGTATCATATCAGCAAAGCTAGTTATTCTTCCAACTAAACTTTCTATTCTACCTTCATACATCCTTGGTGCTACTATTTGATAATTCATTTTAACACTGCTAAAATCAGAATCTGTCCTCATCATATTAGGACACATTCTCCATTTTAACATTTTATCAGAACCTACTAAGTAAACGCCTTCATAAAGTGTTTCTATTACTCTTTCAAGTTTTTCAAAATTACCCTCCATGTTATCAGGTGGATTAAATGTATCATCTTTTTCAATTACTTTCTCACCACCTGCTTTAGTTTGTTTTAATTTATAAACACTATTCATATGTGTTTTATAATTAAAGTAAAGTACTTGAACTTTATTCTTATCTCTATTACCTATATAATCTGACGGATATGCCCTATTATTTGTTATTTCTTCTATTTCACTTTCTGTTAATTGTGGAAACTCTTTTACTAATTCGTTTATAGGTATTTCTTTTATTTCTCCTATATAATAAATGTCTTCAAAATAAGGAGACTCTGTATAAGAATAAACTAAAGTAGCTGGATCTACATATTTAGCTTTAGCACCGCTACTAAAATCAAAAGTTGTTTTTGTTGCACCTATACCTAAAACAGTTAAGTCATATAAAACTCTACGTCTTACTAAATCATAATCACTGTTTTCTAGTAAAACGTTTAAAGCTTGTTCTTCTGCTAATTCAACAGCTTGCTTATAATTTAACTGCATATGTAAAGCTAATTCTTCTTCGCTGTCTGGTAATTTTTCTTTTTCAGTTTCGTATAAGTTTATATTAAATTGTTGTTGAACTAAATCGTTAAACTCTTTAGCTCTCATATCTCTAAGTATAGTTTCCATATACTCAGTTCTTTTACTTACACCATATTGATCTTGTGAAAAACAATTTATTTCGTAGTTTCTTTGAGCCATACCGTTAACAACGATATCTACGAATTTAGGAATAATTGGAACGGGCTTCCAATCTAAATTAAGATAAGATAAATCACCATTGATAGATAATTCATTTTTATATTTTTGTATTGGCTGTTCTCCTCTAGCATATAATCTTAGCGTGTGAAAATTATTTTTATGACTATTATATTTAGACGTTGAGCCTGAAAACCATTCATGCCTTATAGCTCTAGCTACTTTTAAACCATATTCTTCACTTAGTTTTTCTAAATCACTTACCGCTTGCGACGGAAAATTTATAGAGTGTTCTATTAATCTCATATTTTATTTTTAATTATTCTAGACGAAAATCCTTTATTATTATATTTTGATATATGAAGGTTTAATGGTGTTATTTCTCTTTCTTTATTTGGTTTATATAAATGTCTATTGCATCCCATTATAGCTAAACCAGAACTTATAGAAGCATCGTGTTTTGTTCTTTTGTTTATATCAAACTTTGACCAGTCATTAAGTGTTTCATTAAAGTACATAGTGCCATAAGTTCCATCTTTTAATAAGCCAACATGATCATTAATGTACATCTCAATAGCAGCGGCGTGAGCTTGCTTTATATCTTCACTAGAGTTTGGTATACCACCTACTTCTTTTTCTGCTACTGATAACTTATTCCAAATTTTGTCTGGCCTGTTCATACTAAAGCCTCTATAACCCCTTCTTCTTAAATAGTACAATAATCTTGGTTTATTGTTTTCTGCAAGTAAAGGCATGCCATAAAACACTAAAGCCATTAATACATCTTCAAAAAATATTTCAGCTGTTTGAGGCCTTGCTACATATTCAAGAAAAAAAGTATTTGCTGGAGCGTCTTCCATTGAAAACTTTGTTAATCCATGCAAAGATCCTTTAGATCCCGTTCCATCTACAGTACCTGATATATCGTAAGAGTCACAGCCAAATGCTCCCATATGTTCGTTGCCAGGATATTTCACGCCATTTTTTAAAATAACATTATTTTGTAATCTAACACCAGGAACCCAGCTCACTTTAAATCTACCTTTAGGGTTTGGATTAAAAGTAACTCTAGTATCTTTAACGCCTTCAGACCATTGAAAATTTCCTGTAGTTATTACTGAAGAGTTTTTATTACCCTCGTTATAATCTATTTGTTCGTATATTTTAATTAAATTAAATATACTGTTTCTTGTTTCATCTCTAAACGCATGCTCTTCAGTTCTTGGAAACTGGCGATAAAATTCATTTAAAGCATCTTGGTCATCTTTTAAGCCTTCAGCTTCATTATTCCAATGATCAATAACGCCCTGGTCTATTTCTAAACCATGAGGATCAAAAGCTGATTTTTTAGGAGTGTTAAATACTGGCTGACCATACTCATCAATAAATCCTTCATAATTCCACTCCATTGGTATAAACAAAGAATACAAGCCTGATTTAGTTTGCCCGTTTCTGTTTCTTTTTGTTACGTTAGAATTATTATATAGATTTTTAAAATTATCACCACCTTTTTCTAACGAATTACTAGTACTACCCATCATACATTTACCAACTACTCTACTACCTAAACGTAAACAAGTTTTTGTAACTCTCCAATTATTTCTTATGTTATCAGGTCTTTCCCATTTACCACTTTCATCGTGAACTAATAAATTTAATTTTTCACCGTCATAACTATTATCACCTGTATTCTTCCAGTCTATAGTTGTATCAAGACCTTCAACATCGTCCATCTCTTCACGCTCACGTATTTTTTTACGCGTAAACTTTTTAGCTGGTACTCTATATGCAAGTTCAGACTTTGGCCGGTCCATACCGTCTTGTATTGGCTTAAAGAAAAATGGATAATTTAAACTAATAGGTACTACTTTATCTGTAAACATTTTCTTTGCGTCAGCTCCAGTTTTTGATAGTATACCAAACCTACTATCACTAGCAAGTGTTGCTAAATTAACAGTTTCAGCTGAACTCATAAAAGAAAAACCTGATCGTCTGTTTTTTAAATAACACATACCGTAACTTCTGTTATCAGCTTTACAAGCTTCCCAAAATATAAAGAATAATCTATTTGCTTCTCTATAATCTGGCGCACCTACATCTATTTTACTCCATTGTAAATACATATAGTGCGTGCCTGTTATATATGTTGGCCTACCATTATTCATAAACCAAAAACCTTCTTCTCTTCTTTTAAACTCTTCGTCTATATATTCGTAGTGGTCTTGTTTAAAATCGTCTGGGTAATCTTGCCAATCAAATACAGTTTTTATTTTTTTAAAAGCAGGATTAGCTACAAACCGTTTCCATTTTTGTTCTGATTTAATTTTACTACAACTATATATATTGTTTGGTTGTTTAGGTAAAGCTATTTGTAAACCTTGTATTTCTATGACATTACCAATCATGCCAGTCTTCGATATTACAACAATGTCATTTTCTTTATTATATCCATACTTCCATTTCTTGCTCTTATTTAATCTTTTAATAGTATTTTCTTTTATTGGCTCTACTATTTTATATAAGTTTTGTTCGTACTTCATTTTGATCTACCTTCTGCAAAACCTTTAAACTTAATTTCTTTTTTTTCTTCAACTTTACCTTCAAGCATATTTTCTTCTTCGTTTATACGATTAAGTATTTCAAAAGCATCGAATATAGCTAGTTTTTTTGTAGCAGCAGCATTTTTTAATCTATCAGCTGATATATCATCATCACTGTCTACTATAGGTTCTTTAGCTACTTTAATTAGTTCTTCAACTGCTTTTTGCCCAGCTTGGATTATATTCTTCTTCGTTTCCTTGATATTCATATTTAATTGTAATAAATTTATTCATAACTCTATATAATCTTTCTCCGTTTATAACAAACTCGTATTCACTATTAGGCATAAATCCTACTAAATCATTTATATTGAAGCTACCATCAGAATATTTGATAACGCCTATTAACGGCCTTTCTATTTCAGTATTAAATTTATTAATAGCTTTTAATGGTTTTACAAAACTAAAACCTGGCATAGCTTTTTTATTATATAAATATATTTGATCTTGTGATACTATATATTTATTTTCTTTCCAATACGACCTGCTGTTTCTTTCTCTACCTTTAACATCATGCCATCTTCTAAATATGTTATGATGTACTATTATTTCATCACCTACATTAACAGGTGATTGAAATAACAGTGGAGTAGCGATTACTTTTGCTAATCTATTTATGTATTGATGATTAAATATTTCAGTGTTTAGTATTAATTCTTTGTCATTGACTCGTACACTGTTATTGTACCTATCACCAATAGGGCTAATAATATAATCTTTGTAAGCATTCATTAATATTCTAAGTTATACTCAACTGATATTGCCATATTTTTATTAAAGTCTTTCCAAGGTATAACAATATCTTCTTTTTTAATGTAAATACAATATTTATCTTCTTCTTCTACTATATCGCAAATTTTATGACCACCATAAACTTCTTGACCTACAGAGTAGTGCATTGAATCATTTTTGTAGTCTTTGCCTATAGTTATTTTTCTTATGATATTATTTTTCATTATCTTCTCTATTTATTGTTCCGTCTGCTATATTAATATCATTTGTTCCATACTCTTTAGTAAACATTTCTTGTACTTCTAAAACTTTATTATTTACACTAAATAATTCGTGTAATAAATTATGTTTTTGACCTTCAAGTCTACCTATATTTAATTGCAAAGCGTTAACAGTGCTTATTAAATTTTTTATTGTATTTAAATGTTCATCTGATATTTTGTCAACCTTAGGTTTAAGGTCAACCATTTTTTCTTTTGCCATAATTTAATTTAATTTAATTTAATTTATATTTATTTTTTATTTTTCAAATCCAAACACTAATCTAATTGGTCTTGTGTTGTATATAAAATCATCATCTAAAACGGCATTTTCAGTTGTTGATTCAAGTGTTATAGTAGTATCAGTTAGTGATTTTACGGTACCTAATGATTTACTAATACTTGTATCAGCTGTTGTTGTTGCCGCTATTATATCACCTGGTTTAAGACATTTTCTAGGATCTACACCATCTACAGTAAAGGTATCGCCATCTAAAGTACCGTTATTAATTTGCATTGTGGATCTAAGATCAAGACTTCCACTGGATATAGCTGCTACATAAATTTTATCAAATCCAACGTTTACACCACTATCTGGCTCTCCTTCAAAAAGAATATTTCCACTCATCCCAGATCTTGCTAATGCAATAGCAGTACTATCTAAATGAGTTTCAAACGCAAAAACTGCATTAGAAATATAACCAATTATTTCATTTCTACTATTAACATCAGCAGTAAGAGCAGAATTAGCTGTACCTAAGCTAGTTGGCGCTTGCCCATTAACAGTTTTTGCAAATATTAAATCTAATTTAATTTCGTTAACTGAAGCCCCTGAATCATGCTCAGGTGCAATTTCTAATAATACAGACTGCAATAAAGATGTTCCTCTTGGAATATCAAAAGGAAACCAATCAAACACAATGTCGTTAGCACTGAATCCACTGTGCATGCCAGTTGTTTCTATAGTTGGTATTGTAGGCTTAACTTCTACTGTAAAATATTTTCCCATTTTTATTTATTTTTATTTTGTTCTTGATTCTTTTTAGACGATCCGCCGAAAAAGAAATCGACTACCGTATTAACTTTAGCACTCATAGCTCCAAATATAGTAGAAATAAAACTTATTTCAAATTCACCTAGCTCAATATCTTTCATTACAAAAAATCTGAACATCATGAAACTTAATCCAAAGTATGCTGCTGTAAATAAAGTTGCAAGGACTTTTTGAATGAACGCATCGTCTTTATACATATCGCGCGCACTCTTTCTGTCTTCAACTTCTTGTTTAAAAGCTTCTGTTTCGGCGTCAAGTAATAACCGTCTAAGAGCGAGTTTTGCTTCATCTCTTTCTTTGTCTGTTGTAATAACTTTATCAAGTATT